ACTAATAGTCTCTACACAATTAATGCTCTGAATGAACTAATAAGAACAGTTAACAACGGAGTACTAGATACTAGCTTTCAGGTAGAATGGGAAAATTATAGAAATTGTATACTCACTACTAACGAAGATGGTTTAAAAAGAATCAATACAGAAGTAGACGAAATTATACATATTAAAGTAAAACGTTGATATTTATATTAAAGAGATAGGATTATGAATGAAAAAAATTTTAATATAAGAGATTGGCAAAAATCTCAAGGAATAACCGGAAACCTTTCTGGTGTTAGTAATATAAAAGAAGCACCTGCTGCTAAACAAAAACCGACTACTAAAAAAAAGAAGTTATTATAAAATGGAAAAATATGTAAATAAAGATGGAAGTTTTAATCACGGTAAGTGGTTAAGAGAAACCGAATTAAATGAAAATGATACACTAAACGAATTAATAACAGAACTCACAGCCCAAAACTTTCAAATGCCTAAACAAGATAAAGCTAATAAAGTAATTATGGCTTTACAAGCAAGTGGTATGAAGTTTTCTATGCAAGATAATAAAAATGCTGTTAGGCATCTTCAAGACTTCGAAGGTGGTAAAATGTTTATTCATATTCAGTATCATTATGTACAAACTAAAGCTGGTGAACCGGTTTACTTTTACCATCAATCACAGTATTGGTTAAAAGACCAAGAAGTTGGTGTAACTCAATTGTATGTAGAAAAATACGAAGACTATGAAAACTCTGGTGAAAAGACAAAGCAAGTAATAGGTCGTGCATTAGTTAAAACTGACAAATTTTTGCAAGGATTGAAAAGACTTACTGTACTAAAGAAAGGATAATAAAAATTAAAAAATAAAATTGTTAATAACTTTTAAAAAATAACTAGTAAAACATCGTAGTAATTGCGATAAATTTCTTATATTGTAAGATATAAAATAAACAAATAATAACTAATAAATAAAGAAATAAGCTATGGTAAATTTAGGTTACGCGTGTATCAATACAGAACTTCAAAGTCAAGGTATATTTACGGGTCGTGGTATGATTCGTCGTACTTTCGATGCAAAAGGTCTCCCTTACGTTTCAGAAATCGCACTACAAAACATTAAAGATTTAATAGAAATAATTAAATGGAATCATACAAAAGGCATAAAAGTCTATCGTATGTCTTCTAGAATATTCCCTTGGGATTCTGAATATGAATTTTCAGACTTACCAGATTACAAAAAAATGTGTATACTACTAAAAGGTGCAGGTAATCTAGCTAAAAAGTATGGTCAACGTCTTAGTTTCCATCCAGCACAATTCTGTGTGTTAGCTTCTCCAAGCGAAAAAGTTGTAGAATCTACTATTGTGGAACTAAACCGTGCAGGTCAAATTATGGACTTAATGGGTTTACCACAATCACCAGCAGCAAAAATCAATATACATGTTGGCGGTGCTTATGGCGATAAAAAGTCTGCACTAGAAAGGTTTTGTAAAAACTTCAAACGTTTACTACCCTGTACTACTAAACGCCTTACTGTAGAAAACGATGACAAAGCATCTATGTATTCTGTATTGGACTTATATCATGGTGTACATAAAGTTCTTGGTATTCCTATAGTGTTCGACTATCACCATCACCAATTCTGTACTGGGGATATGACAGAACAAGAAGCTCTAAAACTAGCACTAAGTACTTGGCCAAAAGATATTAGGCCTTGCACACACTATTCAGAATCTAGGGCAAAAGAACAACTGGACGAGTCTATTAAACCACAAGCTCATTCAGATTATATTCTCGAAAGACCAAAAGATTACGGTTGGGATTTCGATTGTGTGGTAGAAGCTAAAGCCAAAGAAAAAACCATCATAAAGTTTTTTTAAGTGGAAAAAGTTTCGTATATTGTAACAATTATTAATTAACTAAAAAAGAGAGATTACAAAATGGCAATTGACATTAATGCAATCAGACGTAAGCTAGGAAGCTTACAAACCCAAAATAACAAAACTTCGTTATTATGGAAACCATCACCAGGTGTAAATACTATACGTATTGTACCATATCAATTTAACAAAGAAAACCCATTTATTGAGTTATACTTCCATTATGATTTAGGTAAGAAGAATTATTTATCTAATGTAACATTCGGTGAAGCTGATCCAATAGCCGAATTTTCTGAAAAGCTAAAAGCTACAGGAAATTCTGACGATTGGAAATTAGCTAGAAAAATGGAACCTAAAATGAGAACTTTTGTTCCTATAATCGAAAGAGGAAAGGAATCAGAAGGTGTTAAATTCTGGGGCTTTGGTAAACAAATATATACAGAATTACTAGGATTTATTGCAGACCCAGATTATGGAGATGTAACAGATTTAACAGGTGGTAGAGATATTAAGGTAACTTTCACTCCTCCAGAAGGACAAGAAAAATGGCCTAAAACTGCTATCATGGTTAAACCAAACCAAACTCCTGCAACTGAAGATAAAAATATTGCAGAAAAAGTGGTAAATGGTCAGTCAGAAATTTATGAAGTTTACCGAAAATCATCTTATGAAGATTTAAAAGCTGCATTAGAAGAATGGTTAGGTGAAGGTGGAGAAGAATCTACACAACCAAAAGCACAACCAGTTGCAGCAAATGCTACAGCTACTAATGATAATATTGATAAAGCATTTGATGATTTATTTAACCAATAGAGAGATTTAGAATGGCAAAAAGTACAAGAGATGAAATGGCAACTCTTTTAGCAGATTCTTTAAACAAGAAGTTTAAGGATTATAAAGTTGCATATTTTTTAGATGGGAGTGAGGAAACTCCAACAGATTTAACGGAGTGGATATCAACAGGCTCATCAATGCTTGACTTAGCTATTTCAAATCGACCTAACGGTGGTATTCCAGTAGGAAGAATTACTGAACTGACAGGTATGGAAGCAAGTGGGAAATCCCTGCTTGCTGCCCATCTGTTGGCAAATACCCAAAAGAAAGGTGGACTTGCAGTTTATATCGATACAGAAAATGCAATGAATGAAGAATTTATTGCTGCTATTGGTGTAGATGCTAAGAATATGTTGTATGTACAATTAGAAACTGTTGAAGATATTTTTGAAGTTATAGAAAGTATCATTACTAGAGTTAGAGAATCTGATAAAGATAAACTAGTAACAATAGTAGTAGATTCAGTTTCTGGTTCGACAACTAAAGTAGAACAAGCAGATGATTTCGACCAAGCTGGTTATGCAACACAGAAAGCTATTATACTTTCTAAAGCTATGCGAAAAGTTACCCAAATGATCGGTAGACAGAGAATAGCTTTAGTCTTTACAAATCAACTTAGACAAAAACTTGGAGTTATGTTTGGAGACCCTTGGACAACAAGTGGTGGAAAAGCAATACAATTTCACAGTTCTTGTCGATTGAGATTAAAAGCTGCTGGACAAATTAAAACCAAATTGCATGGTAAAGACCATGTAGTTGGTATTAAAACTAAAGCAGTTGTTGTTAAGAATAGAATGGGACCTCCATTAAGAACAGCAGAATTTGATATATACTTTGAAAAAGGCATAGATAATTTCGGTGGTTGGTTACATGTTATGAAAAGTCATAACTTAGTTAAACAAGGAGGTAGCTGGTATACTTATACAGATGAAAGTGGTAAAGATTATAAATTTATGTCTAAAGATTTTGAAGGACTATTATTAGGAAATTTAGAATTAAAAGAAGAAATTTATAATAAAATTTGCGATGCTTACATTATGAAGTATAAACCAGAGAATCTTGGTATCGATGATATTGAAATAGGAAACGACGACGTTCCTACAGGATAATTTTTTGGGTGACAAATAGTCATATTAATTCGACAAATTGTCACCCAAATAATTTTTTAATTCAGAATATTTTTATTATATTGTAGTATAAAACAAAAACACTATGAAAAAAGCTTACAAAGAAATGCTAGGGGATCTAAAGCCTTCTAGTCAAGAGTCAAAAGGCACTAATGATAGGGTCTTATTAATAGATGGTTTAAACACGTTCATTCGTGCTTTTACTATCAACCCATCTAAGAACGATGATGGAATACATGTTGGTGGAATTAAAGGTTTTTTACTTTCAATCGGCCATGCTATAAGGCAGATAAAGCCCACTAGGGTTATAATATGCTTTGATGGTAAAGGTGGTAGTAGAAGACGCAAAAAGATGTTCCCAGATTACAAAGCTAATCGCTCCGTAACTAGAAGGTTAACTAGATTGGATAACTTTACTTCTGTAGATGACGAGAAGGTTGCTATGGGTCAACAGCTTCAAAGATTGGTACAGTATTTAGAAAAGCTGCCAGTCACGGTTATGGCAACAGAAAATATCGAAGCTGATGATGCAATTGCATATATATGTCAACAAGTCTATCCAAAAAGCCAATGCTTTATTATGTCTAGTGATACAGACTTTCTACAATTGGTAGACGATAGAGTTGTAGTTTGGGCGCCAACTAAAAAGAAATTCTTCTTTAAAGAAAATGTTAAAGAAGCTTTTGGCTGTAACAGTCAAAACTATATTTTATATAAAACACTAATGGGGGATAAGGGAGATAATGTACCTGGCATAAAAGGCTTAGGTAAAAAAACTTTAGAAAAGAATGTACCTATACTATTCGAAGATAAAGTAATCTCTTTAGAAAATATCATTAGTTATATAAAAGATAATAAAAATTCTAATGCAATTATGACAAAGCTTTCAGAATCAACAGAAAAGTTAGAATTAAATTTCGATTTAATGCAACTTAAAGAAACAGAAATTTCTGGCACTATAAAAGAAGGCATAAGAAATATAGTTAAGAAACCTGTACAAAGAATGATAAAGTATGAATTTTTAAAGTTTATACTAGAAGATAGATTATGGATAGTAAAGAACCCAGAATACTGGCTTAAAGACACTTTCTTCCATTTGGATGCTTATGCTAGTATGACCCACGATTAAAAGACCAATATGACCAACAAACTTTCAGACTGGGGCTATAGTTTCCAAATAAAAATTATAGCTCTTTTATTTACGGACCGACTTTTTTTACAACAGATTAGTGATATTCTAGAACCCAGGTTCTTTGAGTCTGAAGCTAATCAATTCATAGTAAAAATAGTAAAGGATTATTTTATAGAGTTTAAAGAATCTCCGACCATGGAGGTTATGAAAGTTCATATAAAAGATATAGATAATAGTTTGTTAGAAACCACAGTTGTTAAGCATTTAAAAGATGTTTATAGCAATCTAGAAGCTACTGATAGAGATTTCGTAAAGGAAAAAACTATAGACTTTTGTAAGAATCAAGTACTCAAAGCAGCTATAATGGAATCTGTAGATTTGTTACAAGCTGGTGATTATGATGGTATAAAAGGCCGAATAGATGAAGCAATGAAAGCTGGTAGCGAGAGAGATATAGGTCATGATTATCAGAATGAAATAAGTTTAAGGTATGAAGAATCTGTTAGAAGTTCTGTAAGTACCGGTTGGGACGTTATTGATGACCTCGCAGACGGAGGTTTAGGCAAAGGAGAATTAGGAGTTATGGTCGCTCCTTCTGGTATTGGTAAATCTTGGGCACTTGTTAACCTTGGAGTTGCAGCTTTAAAAGCAGGCCTCAATGTTATCCATTACACTATGGAACTGAACGAACATTATGTTGGTCTAAGGTACGATTCAGTTTTCACTGGTATAGCTGCTCAAGATTTACGATACCATATTCCAGAAGTAGAAAAAACAATAAAGCATTTAAAGGGTAACCTTACTATAAAATACTTTCCAACAAAAGCATGCTCGGTTACTGGCTTAGCTGCTCACATAGAACGGTGCAAATTACTTTCTGAAAAGCCCAATTTAATTATAGTAGATTATGCCGATTTATTAAGAGATGGTAGTGGTAGGGGTAAAGAAGTTAGACACATGCTTGGAAATATATACGAAGATCTTAGAGGTCTAGCAGGCGAACAAGAACTTCCAGTTTGGACAGCATCACAAGCAAACAGAAGTGCATTAGATGATGATGTTATTGGAGCAGATAAAATCTCTGAATCATATACTAAAATAATGACTGCAGATTTTGTAATATCTTTAAGTAGAAAAATAGAAGATAAATTAGCTGGGACTGGAAGGTGGCACATAATAAAGAATAGGTTTGGACCAGATGGAATTACATTCCCTAGTAAAATAAATGCTAGTAATGGTAAGATAGAAATCTTCGACCAGACTTCTGTAAGTGGTCAAAAGACCCAAGGCGAAATGAATAATAGTAATGAATATGTCAGAAAAGCTTTAGCTCAAAAATTTTCTGAATTAAATCAAAAAAAGGATTAAAAATATATTCATATATTGATAATTATATTTGCTTAAACAATAAAGGCTATAAGCATTTAAAAAAACCTAAAGATTATAAAGAATAAAATAATGGAAGTATCTACAAAAATACTTAGTGATATTACTGTCTATATGAAGTATGCTAAATATGTACCGGAATTAAACAGGAGGGAAACCTGGGAAGAGTTAGTAACTCGAAATATGAATATGCACATAAAAAAATATCCAAAATTAACAGAAGAAATTCAAGAAGCTTATAAATTTGTATATGAAAAGAAAGTACTTCCTTCTATGAGAAGTATGCAATTTGCAGGTAAGCCTATTGAAATAAGCCCTAATAGAGTTTACAATTGTGCATACTTACCTATAGATTCTATTGATGCTTTTAGTGAAACGATGTTTTTACTTTTAGGTGGAACAGGAGTAGGTTATTCTGTACAAAAACATCACGTAGAAAAGCTACCTTTAATTCAAAAGCCTTATCCAAAAAGAAAAAAGAGATTTCTTATTGGGGATTCTATAGAAGGTTGGGCTGATGCCATTAAAGTTCTTATGAAATCTTATATGAATGGTGGGGGAAGTAAAATTGAATTTGACTATTCAGATATCAGACCTAAAGGATCTAGATTAGTAACATCAGGAGGAAAAGCACCAGGACCTCAGCCACTTAAAGAATGTGTGTTAAAACTAACTGGAATTTTAGAATCAAAAGATACTGGAGATAATTTAACAACTCTTGAAGCTCATGACATGGTTTGCCATATTGCAGATGCAGTTCTTGCAGGTGGTATTAGAAGAGCAGCTTTAATTTCTTTGTTTAATGCAGACGATGATGAAATGATTTCTTGTAAATCTGGTAATTGGTGGGAGTTAAATCCACAAAGAGGGAGGTCAAATAATTCTGCAGTTCTAATGAGACATAAAATTACTAAAGAATTCTTTATGGACTTATGGAAAAGAGTAGAATTATCAGGAGCAGGTGAACCTGGCATATACCTTAACAACGATAAAGATTGGGGTACAAATCCTTGTTGTGAAATAGCACTAAGGCCTTTCCAATTCTGTAACCTTTGTGAAGTAAACGTTTCAAATATAGAATCACAAGAAGACTTAAATGCTAGAGTAACAGCTGCTTCATTTATAGGAACACTCCAGGCAGGTTATACAGGGTTTCATTATCTAAGAGATATTTGGAGAGAGACTACTGAAAGAGATGCTTTGATCGGTGTAAGTATGACAGGAATAGGTTCAGGCGTAGTATTAGGTTATGACATGAAAGAATCTGCAAAAATTGTAAAGAAAGAAAATCTAAGAGTATCAAAAATTCTAGGTATAAATAAGTCTGCAAGAACAACAACTGTAAAGCCTGCAGGAACAACGTCTTTAACATTAGGAACTTCATCTGGTATTCATGCTTGGCATAATGATTATTACATTAGAAGAATTAGAGTTGGTAAGAATGAATCTATATATAAGTACTTAGCTGACAATCACCCGGAACTAGTAGAAGATGAGTATTTCAGACCTCATGATACTGCTGTGATACAAATACCTCAAAAAGCGCCTAAAGGTGCTATACTAAGAACTGAATCTCCTTTTAATTTGTTAGATAGAGTTAAGAAAGTAGCTACTGAATGGGTTAGATCTGGACATAGAACAGGTTCTAACACCCATAANGTATCAGCAACTATATCTCTCAAAGGAGATGAATGGAATTTAGCTGGAGAATGGATGTGGGAAAATAGAAATCATTATAATGGTCTATCGGTATTGCCTTATAATGGTGGAACATATATACAAGCACCATTTGAAGATATAGATGAAGACCAGTATAATGAAATGATGAAATCTTTGACTGATATTGACTTGTCAAAAGTTATCGAAGAAAAAGATGAAACAAATCTTACTGGGGAATTAGCTTGTGCTGGGGGAGCTTGTGAAATCGTTTGATTGGATACAGGATTTATACTATAACCAATATCTGGTAAAAAATTTTAAGGAAGATTTTTCATCCCGCGAAGATTTTTACAAAGAAGATGGAAATATAGTTTTTACTGAAGAGTATCATACTAAGAGAGGATACTGTTGCGAAAGTGGCTGCAGACATTGTCCATATAAAAAATTTTAAAAACATCATTGAAAAGTCATAAATTTTTCTTATATTAAGCTTATGTTAACAATAATAGAAGGTGCAAGAAATAGTGGTAAAACGTTTTTGTTAGACCAACTAGAACAAGGATATTGGTCTAAGCCAGTTTTCAAATTTCCATTTACAAGTTGGTTTGAAAGACTTGGATTGGAAGAGACTTGTAATAGTGGCCATTGTTTAGGTCTAGGTAAAGAAATAATGATCCACGAACTCAATAAGAGTGGTTTCTTAAAAGATACCTGGATGGATAGAGGTATTATAACAGCTTTAGCTTGGGGCGTTTTCCAAAAGAGAATAACTCAAGAACAAGCTATGAATCAGTTTAATTATTTTATCGAAGATGGTTTATTTAAGAATGTTAGGATAATTTATGTTATAGGCGAAAACCCAAATAGTAGGGGTTCTAAAGACATTTGGGATAAAGTTCCAAGAAAAGTAGAACTTTTTGCTTTAGAGATCTTCTTAAGGGCTTTAAAAGATAATGGCATTAGCTATCAAAAATTTAATAATAGTTTTAATGAAGAATCAATAAATAGATTTAAAAAATTATGTGTGGAATACTAGTTACAAAAAGACCTGAAAGAGGTCAAATGATAAAACATAGAGGTACTGAAAGTCATAGCTTCATGGATAAAGTAAATGAAATGCATTTTATTCATTATAGATTACCAATTCAAACTATGGATAATGATGAATGGAAACAACCTATAGAAATCGAAGATAGTATTTTGTTGTTTAATGGTGAGATATTTAATTATCCAGATAAGTATGATTCAGATATTGAATATTTAAAAGACTTTTTTAAGGGCTGTACAGACTTAGAATATTTTAAAAGAAATTTATTCGATGATTATAAAAAGTGGGATGGCTTTTGGTCTATAGTTTATTATAATAAAAGAACTGATACCTATATATGTTTTACGGACCCATTAGGTAAAAAACAATTATACATAAATAAAGATTATGAAATATGTTCAGAGATAAAGCCTCTTTGCAATATTAATTTAATGGACCCGGCTTATTTCGGTTCTATTAATAAGTGGGGATATAATCATGACCTTAGAACTCCGTGGCTAGGTATAACTAGATTAAATCCTGATAAGATTTATTCTTGGAAAGATACTTTTAGAGGTCATAACACAAGAATTGTAAATACTGTAGATAATTTTATATTTATTCCAAAGTCTGGAAACTTAAAAGAAATTTTAAAAGCTTCTGTCAAAAGAAGATTATTATCTAAGAATTATCCAATATCGGTATTACTTTCAGGTGGATTAGATTCTACTATTATAACTGCAATACTAGAAATGGAAGGTGCAGATGTGACTTATTATACTATAGAGAATGGTGAATCTGAATATGTAAAACTTTGTGAAAACTTCTATGGTATAAAAGTTAATAGACTTAATTACGATCTAGCTGATGGTGAAACTATAAGAGAAATATATTGCAAGTGGAATGAAACTCCAGTTGACTTAGGTTCTGTAATACCACAATACCATTTGTTCGATGCTGTAGCAAAAACTGGTCATAGAATAGTTTTATCAGGAGATGGTGCTGATGAATTATTTGGTGGTTATAGAAGAATTAGTGAGTATGATTCTCAAGGTTCTGATATGTATCATGAATTAACTTACTATCATTTACCAAGATTAGACCGAATGTCTATGGCTCATACAATAGAATTAAGAAATCCATTTTTAGGTCATGATGTTATTAGGTATGCTTTAAGTTGTAGCAGAAAAGAAAGAATGAATAAAGAAATTCTTAAAACTACTTTTAAAGACTGGATCCCTAAAAAGATTATAGATAGAAGCAAAGCACCACTAAAGAATGAGAGTATAAAAACTCAGCCTCTAGAGTATAGAAAAAAAGTTATTGACTTATTTAAAGAAGATATGTTAGATTATGCAGGTATATGAATCAGCAGACGTAGCAATTTCAGCAACTAAAAAAAAGCTGTATGAATTAGGCCAGGTTGTGAATTCTGATCGGTGGCAATCAACTGAAATTAGTCAAGGTATGTGGGAGTTATTTGGCCACAGTTTTAGTTTTAAAATGCCTCAGACTATAAGTCAAATGCAAATAGATATTAACCCGAATTTACCTTGGGCAGATGACCACTTTGAAGAAAGGGTTGGTCGATTACCTTTAAACCCACCACCTAGTAACGCCTGGTGGCCTTTTGCTCAAAAGAATAATAATAAGTTTAAATCTGACGAACAGTTTTCTCACACATATCCTGAAAGAATATGGCCTCATAAACTTAGAGGTATGAGATATAAATATGGTAATTTTGATGATGTAATAAAATTACTTTATAAAGAACCTTTAACAAGACAAGCTTTTTTGCCAATATGGTTTCCTGAAGATACTGGTGTAGTTCATAAAGAAAGAGTTCCTTGTACTTTAGGATATCAATTTATTGTTAGAAATGATTTTCTACATATAATATATTATATAAGGTCTTGTGATTTTCTTAGACATTTTAAAGATGATATTTATATGGCTTGTAGAAAAGCTAATTACGTTTTACAAGAATTAAATAGGTTAGAAGTAGAAGATATCAACTTAAAAAAACAACAAGGGTTTGGAAATAGTATTCCAACTGAAAAATGGAAAGGTATAAAATTAGGTTACTTTCAGATGCATATAACTTCATTACATGTATTTGAAAATGAAAAAGGTATATTAAAACAAAATAGATAAGGAGAGTAAAATGAAATTCACAAAAATTAAAAATGTAAAAGCTCCTATTAGAGCAAATGCTACAGATGCTGGTATAGATTTCTTTGTACCAGAAGACCAAGGAACTATTTCCTTAACACCAGGAGATTCATGTTTGATACCATCTGGAATTAAAGTAAATGTTCCAGAAGGTTATGCACTTATAGCATTTAATAAATCAGGAGTAGCAACTAAAAAAGGTTTACAAGTTGGAGCTTGTGTAGTAGATTGTGGCTATCAAGGTGAAATACATATTCATTTAGTAAATGTAGGTCAAGAATTTGCACAGTTAAACCCTGGAGACAAAGTAGTTCAGTTCGTTCTAATAAAATTAGGAGACCCTGTAATACAACAAGTAAGCGAAGATGACTTATATGAAAAGGAATCTAATAGAGGAGAAGGCGGTTTTGGAAGTACAGGCACTAAGTAAGAAAGACGAAACTTATATCCAAATGGCAGAATCATGGGCTCAGTTATCCCATGCTAATAGGAGAAAAGTAGGTGCTCTGATTGTAAAAAATACTCAGATAATTTCAGACGGATATAATGGTATGCCATCTGGCTTTGATAATAGATGCGAAGAAGATGTATTCATTCATACAAGACTTACTGAAAAAACCAAATGGGAAGTATTACACGCAGAAGCAAACGCTATATTGAAATGTGCTAGGTATGGAAATTCTTGTGAAGGATCTACTCTGTATCTTACAACTGCACCTTGTAAAAATTGTTCTAAACTTATACATCAATCTGGAATTAAACGGGTTGTTTATAGAGACGATTACGAACCAAACGGAATAGATTTTTTAAAAGAAGCCGGTGTAATTGTTAATAACTTTTCAAAAATAACTAGTAAATCATCATAGGAAATTGAAAAAGATTTCTTATATTTAAGTATAAATATATAACAATTATAACACTATGCAAGAATTTAAACTATCAAGAATAGCAGCCAAATTTGGCAAAGGCGTGTGGAATATCCACCAATTTGGATATGACCAAGACGGAAAGTTTGTAAAAAAAGTAGATACCTATCGGGACTACTTCTATTACAATTCAAACCATTTAGATGATATAGAAGACAAGAAAGCTTTCGATTGTGGGGATACAAATTTTTACGATAGCTTGAATGGTGAAACTGTTAATAAGATTTACTACTCTTCTATAAAAGAAAAGAATAATATAGATAGGGCTTTCAAAGATAGGATTTTCCAATCAGATGTAAAGCCTGAATTTAAATATGTTTTAGATAATAATTTACAATGGTCTAATAAAAGACACATAATGTATTTTGATATTGAAACTTGGTATGATCCTAACGATAATACTAAGAATTCTCCTGACAAAGCTCAGATGCCAATAACTTCTATTGTAGTTTATTCTTCTGAGAAAGAACGTTACTTTGTGTTCTCTTGGCATCCAGAAAAAACAAAAGACCTTGCAGAACCTAAGATTGTAGATAAAGGCGATATAACATACGTATTTAGTAAAACCGAAGAAGAAGCTATTTGGGGATTCTTAGATCTACTTAGTGTTAGCAATGTAGATATACTTACTGGTTGGTATTCAGGTGGCTTTGATGTTCCATACATCATTAATCGTTGTAAGAATTTAGGAATACCTTTTGAAAAGATGTCTCCAGTAGAAGATGTCTATATGAGAAAGCGTGGGGATTACTGGCGATTTAATATAAGAGGCTTAGACCATGTGGATATGATGGAAGGTCTAAAAGATATGGGTTACAATCTTCCTAATTGGAAATTGGCAACAGCAGTAAAAGAAATAACTGGAGATGAAAACTACGATAAACTTACAGATGTAACTTGGAAGAATTGGTTAGATGATTATGAAGGGTTTATAAAGTATGCTGTTAGAGATGTTGAAATACTTAAAGAAATAAACAATAAAATTCAGATGTTTGATTTGTATATAACAATGCAACAGATTGCTAATTTAGAATCTTTAAGTTTAGTATTTTTTAAATCTATGATTGTCGATAATTATATGGTTAAAGAATTTCACAATAAGATCATATTTCCTACTAGGAGAACTATTCAAAGAAGAGGCTATGCTGGAGCTATTGTAATTGATCCTACTGAACCAGGAAGACATAAAGATGTAACAGTAATGGATTACACTTCTCTATATCCAACTACTATAATGGCTTTTAATATAAGCCCAGAAACTTTTATAACTTCCGAAGAAGAGTGTCAAAAGTTAAAAATAAACTTCGAAGATGTAAAAGCAGAATTAATTAAAGATGGCATACCTATAATAGATACAGGCTATCAAGATGATTTATTTGGTAAAAGATACTTATTCTATTCTCATAAACACAAGCTAGGTCTTATGCCATTCATACTTAAAAAACTATTCTTAAAACGTGTAGAAATAAACGATAATCTTAAAGCCGGTGCTTATGAAGGTGATATGGCTGTAGCTATGAAGAAGCGACAGTGGGCTTTTAAACTTATACTAAACTCAGCTTATGGTGCAATGGGCTTTAATTACTTTAGATTATGTTCTTATGAGTGTGCAGATGCTATTACATTTTTTGCTAGGCAAGCTTTAAAATATGCTATAGTCGATTTCAGTAGTAGAGGCCACAAAACTCTTTATGGTGATACAGATTCTATTTTCGTTAAGTCAGAAGGTAAAGATGAAAACCACATGAATATAGAACTAGAAGGCTTTAATAAAAACCTAGAAAATAATTTTGTTAAAAAGTATAATCCAGAAGTAGATTTAGATTATCATCACATGGATCTAAAATTCGAATATGATTTAGAATATGCTTATTTCAGCGAAGTTAAGAAAAGGTATTATACTATAATAAGAAATACTGGAGAAAAGTATATTCGAGGTTTAAATATAATACGGAAAGATACTCCAGAATTTTTAAAAGATAAGTTAAATGATATGGCTGAATTAGCTGTTAGAGACCAATTAGATACGACTTGGGTAAAAGATTTAAGAAATATCTTAGAAGAACAGCCTTATGAAAAGTTAGGTATATCTAAAGCTTTTGGTAAGCCTTTCAAAGAGTATAATAAAACAATGCCTCAACATGTTAAAGCAGCAAGATGGGCAAATGATAAGTTAGGGACAGAGATAACACATCAAGATAACCCATACTTATTTTATATAAAATCTAATTGTGAAGACAGCTTAAAAGTCAAAGAAAGACAAAAAGCTATATGCTTAAATTCAGAAGATTTAAAATATATAGATGCTAGAAAAGATGTCTTCGAAATAGATTACGATGTGTATTTTAAGAAACAAGTTTTAGAACAATTAGACGAATTCAAATATATAGATAAGATAAAAATATTATTAGAAAACGATGAGTTTAAAAAGTAAACTTGATATTTATATTAAACAGTTATAAAAAAAAATAAAAAAGAGGTTATAGTTATGTTCAATCCAATTGAAGACAGAATTATTTTAACAATGATAGGAGACGAAGGTCTAACTACTAAAGGTGGTGTAATTATACCTGATATGGGGCTAGATGCTAGTTTACATGTATTAGGTAAAGTTATTGCTGTAGGTCCAGGACTAAATTCATTAGTCAATACCAAAAGGTGTGAAATGCAATGTCAACCTGGAGATAAAGTTCTATTCCCAAAAAACTTAGCAAAAAAAGTTGAAGTGGAAGAAGAAGAGTATTATATAATAAAAGAATGTGAAGCTTTCACAATAATTAAAGAGGGTAAGTAATGGCAAAGAATTTAGATTTCGATAGAGAAGCTAGATTAAAAATAAAATCTGGTGTAAATCAATTAGCTAAAGCAGTTAAAGTAACATTAGGGCCAAGAGGTCGTAATGTTGTGATAGAAAAAGAACATGGGGAATATATTTCTACTAAAGATGGTGTGACAGTTGCAAAAGAAGTATTTTTATCTGACCCATTAGAAAATGCAGGTGCTCAAATGGTTAAAGAAGTGTCTAGTCAAGTTAATGATGAAGCAGGTGATGGTACTACAACAGCTACCGTATTAGCTGATGAGATTATAAATGAAGGCTTTAGAGCTATTGAAAATGGAGCTAACCCTATAGAACTCAAAAGAGGTATAGATAAAGCTGTCAAATGTGTAGTATCAGAATTAGAAAAAATTTCTAAAGATATAAAAAGTTCAGAAGAAGTTAGAAACATTGCTAGAATTAGTGCAAACAATGATTCAGAAGTTGGGAACTTAATAGCTTCTGCTATAGATAAAGTTGGTAAAGAAGGTGTTGTAACTGTAGAAGAATCTAAAACTGCAGAATCTTATTTAGAAACTGTAGAAGGTATGCAATTTGTTAATGGATATCTTTCACCATATTTCATAACAAACCAAACTAATATGCAAGTGGAATTAGAAAACCCATTAATTCTTTTAGTAGATTTTAAAATTAACGTATTAAAAGCCATGGTAAAACCTTTAGAATATTGTATAGCACAATCTAGACCTTTATTAATTATTGCAGAAGGTGTTGATGGTGAAGCACTAGCAGGTTTAATTGTTAATAAAGCAAGAGGAACTCTTCAAGTTTCTGCATGTAAAGCTCCTGGTTTTGGTGACAAGAGATTGGCACAACTAGAAGATATAGCAGCACTAACTGGTGCAACGGTAGTAAATGGTCAGAAAGCTATGAAGATGCAAGATTTAGATCCAGAATGGTTTGGGTCAGCTAGGTTAGTGACTATGGATAATAAGAATACAACTATCATAGATGGTGAAGGTACTCCAGAAGCTATAAAAGCAAGAGTCGATGAGATTACTACTTTAATAGAAAATTCAGATTCTCATTACGATATAGAACAGCTACAAGAAAGACTAGGTAAATTATCTGGTGGTGTTGCTATCTGTAGAATTGGTGCAGATTCAGAATTAGAAATGGAAGAAAAGAAATTCAGAGTAGAAGATTCTCTTTGTGCAACAAGAGCAGCTCTAGATGAAGGTATCATTCCAGGTGGAGGTATTGCTCTAATGAACGCAGGTCTATCTGCTGAAGTTGAAGTAGAAAATGATGACCAAAGAACTGGAGCTGGTATTATTCAGAGAGCTTGTAAAGCACCCTTTGTATCTATAATGGATAATGCAGGGGTTAATTGGGAAATGATATGGATGCGTATTTCAGCTGCAAAATCAGATACAAAAGGTTATGATGCAAGGTCTGAAAAGATTGTAGATATGTTAAAAGAAGGTATTATAGATCCTGCAAAAGTAACTAGAACTGCAATAGAAAAAGCAGGTTCAGTAGCAGGAACTATTATAACTACGGAATGTTTAATAACTAATAAACCGGAAGAAGCAAAAGAACAAGTTTCTAATCCGATGATGGGAATGTAATATGGCAAAAGGATTTAACAAAGGCAAAGCAGTTTCTATGGGAGCTCAAAATCAACAACAAGCAAAAGTCAATATAAACCCAGATGATTTAGCAGATGTTGTTTGTGAAAAATGCGAAGGCCAAACATTCGTACAGGTATTCTTATTTAAAAGTTTATCTGCAGTAATGTCACCAACAGGTAAAAAAACTATGGTACCTATGCAAGCATTCAAGTGTGATGAGTGCAACCACATAAGTAAAGATTTTCTGCCTCAACCAGCTCAATAATAATTCGAATTAAAAGCCTTGTAAAAAAGGCTTTTTTTCTTTATAAAGTATATTAAAATGAATCAGCAAGAAACAAAAGCATTATATCAAGAGGTTTATAGTATGGGCAAGTCGTCTGTATCTTATAGCCAATATAACATGTATAAGAGGTGCCCAAAACAGTGGCAACTTCAGTACTTAGAGAAGAAAGGTAAGTGGGAACCTACTATATATAATGTTTTTGGAAATGCAATGCACATGTGTATACAGCTATTTTTAACTACTATGTATAATAAAACAGTTAAAGAAGCTGAAAGCATGACTTGGCCTAGTATTTTTACGGAAACTTTAAAAAAAGAATATTCTGCAGAAGTAGAAAAAAATTCTGGAGAACATTTTTCATCCCGTGAAGAACTTTCTGAATTTTGTAAACAAGGTCTTGCTATAATGGATGAATTCATTAAGAAGCGTGGACGTTACTTTACTAAGAAAAATACTGAACTTTTAGGTATAGAGCTACCAGTAGTTGCAGAAACGGATATTAATCCTAATGTAGTACTTATAGGTTTTATGGATGTTGTAATAAAAGAAGGTGATAAGATAAAGATTATAGATATAAAAACGGCTACTATAGGTTGGAACGACTTTAAAAAGAAACAAGAAGGAGATCAGCTTAGGCTTTACAAGAGATTCTTTTCTAAACATTTTAAAAGAAGCTTTCCAGAATTAGTAATAAAAGAAATAGTCAAAGATGTTGATGTTGAATATTTTATTCTAAAAAGAAAAATATGGGAAGATTCAGATTTTCCACAGAAAAGAATTCAAATTTATAAACCTGCTAATGGAAAGCCATCTTTAAATAAAACAGAAAAAGCTTTTAATAAATTTATTACAGAAGCTTTTGATGCTGATGGCAAGAGAATAGTTAAGGATTATAAAGCTATAAAAGGTCCTGGAGGTAATAATTGTAGATTCTGTCCATTTAAGACAGATTATGATTCATGTCCAAAAGAAAATAGAAAGTTAGTATGAAAATAGGAATTGTAGGTAGTAGAGTTTATGAGAATAAAAGGAAAATTAAAGAAGCTATATATAAGCTCCGAGAAAAGTTCAATGGAGACTTAGTAATAGTATCAGGAGGTTGTTCTGATGGAGCAGATAGATATGCAAAAAAATATGCTTTAGAAATGGAATGTGCTTATAAAGAATTTAACCCTTCACACACTCAGCCTAATTTATATTCTGCTTGTAATGAAAAGTTTTATAGTAAATCTTATTCACCTAAAAACTTTTTTCATAGAAATAAATTATTAGCTAAGTATTGTGATTATGTTATAGGGTTCATACCAAAAAATGAATTAGGAGGCGGAACAAATCATACACTGAATGAAGCAAAAAAATTAGGAAAAAAAATTGTTATAATTAGTTAGTTTTTCATATAAGTATATATTTATATATACAAATAAGAGACACAGTTATGAATAAATTGAAACTAACATCCGTGAACGTAGATAGTAAAGTTCACAAACAATTCAAAATCCTTTGTATAAAAGAAGATATAACTTTCCAAAAGCTAGTCAATATAAGCTTAGAAAAGTATGTCAAAGATAATGAATATAGGAAATCAATTAATGAATGTAAATAGAGGTTATATTAATGGAAATACCACAGTTAAAACCTGTTGACTTAAACGGAGTCAAAAAGAAAAGAATATTATTACTTTGTGATGATATGAGAGTCCATTCTGGAATAGGAACAATGGCCCGATCGATAGTGAATGGAACTATTGATAAATATGATTGGGTTCAAATAGGAGGAGCTATAAACCATCCTGATATTGGAAAAGTTTTTGACCTTGACCAAGAATTCAGAGACAAAGGTATTGAAAATCCTTATTGTAGAATATATCCAGTAAATGGTTATGGAGATGCATCAATGTTAAGGCAGATAATGGCTATAGAAAAGCCAGATGCAATCTTACACTTTACAGACCCTAGATTTTGGGAATGGCTTTACGATATGGGCCATGAGATAAGACAAACAATTCCTATAATGTATTACAATATATGGGATGATTTACCTTATCCTCACTGGAACGAAAATGCTTATGAATCTTGCGATTTGCTTATGGCAATATCTAAACAAACTTACAACATAAACAATCAAGTATGTCAGAGAAGACCTCGTAAAGATTGGGACTTAACTTATGTTCCTCATGGTATAGATGAAAAGGAATATCATCCTGTAGAACCTTTAGATGGTAAATTATTGGAAGTAAAGGAACAATTTTTTGGAACCGATCCAATAGACTTTGTAGCTTTCTTTAATAGTCGCAATATCCAAAGAAAAAGACCTTCGGATTTAATACAAGGTTTTAAAATGTTCTTAGATGAGATAGGTCCTGAAAAAGCTGAAAGGTGTGGAATGATAATGCATACAACACCAATTGACCAACATGGAACAGATTTACCTAAAGTAGCTGATGTATTGGCACCCAATGCTAAAATAAAATTTTCATCAGCAAAAATAAGTAGTAAAGATTTAAACATACTATATAACTTAGCAGATGTAACTTGTCAACCAAGTTCAGCAGAAGGCTTTGGACTTAGTATAATGGAATCTTTAATGGCTGGAACTCCAGTCCTTGCATCTTGTATTGGAGGTATACAAGACCAAATGGGTCTTATAAAAAGTGATGGTACTCCAGTTAGCTTAAAAGATTATTCAGCTGATTGGCCAAGTAATAGTGATGGTAAGTATAAAAATCATGGAATGTGGGTTTATCCTATGTGGCCACAAATGAATTTAGCAGGTTCTCCAACAACACCTTATATATATGATTCTAGAGTTAGTATAAAACAGATAAAAGATGGCTTAAAGTATTGGTATGATATGGGAAAAGACTTTAGGAATCAAGCAGGCTTAACAGGTAGACAGTGGGCAACAGAAAATGGCTTTACTTCAAAAGGCATGTGTGCTTCAATGATTAATTCCATAGAAGGTTGTTTCAGTAACTGGAAGCCTTTAGATAAATTCACATTAATAAACACTAACGATATTAAAAAAATAGAATATCCAATAGGAATAATATAAATGAAACAATTATTAGTTTTTCAAGGACCAGTAAGTTCTAGGTCCGGTTATGGTGACCATTCTAGAGATTTAGTAAAATCTTTAATAAAAATGGATAGGTTTAATATTAAAATTAACGATATGCCTTGGGGAGTTTGTCCAAGAGATGGTTTGAAAAAAGGTGTACATGATGAAATTATAAGTATGCTAGTGAATGGCTCGCAGCTAGATAGGCAGCCAGAAGTATTCGTACAAGTTTCTGTACCTAATGAATTTTATACACTAGGCAAATTCAATATAGGTATTACAGCAGGTATCGAAACTACTCTATGTGCACCAGAATGGATTGAAGGCTTAAATAGAATGGACTTAATTATAGTACCTTCTAACCATGCAAAGAATGTATTTTTAAACACAGTGTACGACAAGAAAGACAAAGCAACAAAACAAACTATATCACAATTAAAAGTTCAAAAGCCTATAGAAGTTTTATTCGAAGGTGTAGATTTAGAAGTTTTCAATACAAAGAATGAAATTCCTAAATCTATTAATAAAGCTATGGAAAATGTTAGTACTAAGTATAATTTTCTTGTATGTGCTCATTGGTTAAATGGTGAGTATGGTCATGATAGAAAAGATTTAGCTACAACTTTAAGGTGTTTCTTAGAAACTTTTAAGAAGGCTAATAAGAAACCAGGTTTAGTTTTAAAAACATCTTCAGCAACATTTTCAGTTAAAGACCGAGAAAATATGCTAGCAAGAATAGATGCTGTTAAAGAATCTAGTGGCTTAAGCGATTCCCAATTTTCAAATATATATCTTCTACATGGAGATTTATCTGAAAGAGAAATGAACGGTCTTTATAACCACCATAAAATAAAATCTATGGTTTCGTTCACTAAAGGAGAAGGTTATGGAAGACCTTTAGCAGAATTCAGTACTACTGGTAAACCTATCATAGCTTCTAATTGGTCTGGTCACTTAGACTTTTGTAAGTATATAGTAAAAGTTGGTGGCGATTTAAAAAATGTACACGAATCAGCATCATGGGAGAAAGTTATTCTACCAGAAGCTAAATGGTTCTATGTAAATGTAGCTCATGCTAGTGGATGTCTACTTGAAGTTTTTAATAAGAACAAAACAGCTATTGAAAATGCTAAAAAACAAAAATCACACATAAATAAGAATTTTAGTTTAGAAGCTATGGATATAGCATTTGCAGAACTGATAAATACAAATATACCAGTTCAAGAGCAAATAAAATTACCAAAACTAGAATTACCAAAATTAAATAAAGTTTAGAGATAAAAATGGAAAATTTAACAGAAAAAGAAGTAACGTTTATTACTAATGAAGTAGCAAAGCCATTAAATACTTTGGCAGCTCTTCTAGAAGAAAAAGGCGTTAATGATGGAATCATCAGAGAAATTACTGGACACTTAATATCAAGAGTTAGAGATATGCAAAATGGAAAATTCCACAAATAAAAATTCTGATATTTGGGTTAAAAGCCCAATAACAGGAGCAGAGCAAGTGCTTTGTGAATACGACGATGCTAATGGGGCATCTAAAATGGATTTGAGTAGTGGTTTTTATACTAATGAAAATCCATTAAATCATAAAAAGAATCCAGATTTTGACATTGAAAATTATCAAGAGAGTATGCCAAAATTAATTAAAGATTGTCGTTTTGATGATGGAGAATCTTATTGGTACCCATCAACAATAAGAACAAAAGATTCTATGGTATTTCCTGTTGGCAAACCTGGAGATTTAAAATGGTGTTTTGCAGAAGTAAAAAAGCTTTCAGCAGACGAAAAGAAAGATAGTAATAGTTTGATCAATTACGAATCTAAATTAGATTTAGAAAATGCTAAGTACTTTGATAGATATCTAGATGCAGTAAAAACAGTAAAAGGTTATAGTCTTGGTGATTTTAAAGATGGCGAAGGAGCATAGTTTTGGCAGCATCAAACCTCAATGAACATACGACTAGAATTCAGAAAAGAGTTATAGTACCTATAAGTAGATTGCAGAAAGGTATGGTTGTAGAAGCTAGGTATAAACCACAAGAATCAGAAGCTAAAAGATATATGCTTCTTATTCTACAACCTAAATATAATGATTTTATACATGCATTAAATTTAGATGCTTTTTCTTATAGAGCTTTTAATGAATTAGCATTGGGACAAGGCTTAAAATATATACCTTCTTTTGCTAAATATAGAGGTATAAATATGCCAAAATTAATTTTAGAAACTTCTTCTAGAAGGTTTTATTTTTCAAACTTAAAGCCAAAACTGAAAGGTGAATTTAATAGAGCTTATAGAACTATGAGTTATAATCAATTTAGTATTATAAGTTTAGTAGATTATAAGTTTAGCATAGATACACAAAAATTATCGAGATAATATAAATGAAAATTAGTTACGCAATTACAGTATGCAATGAGCACAAAGAATTAGCTAAGCTGTTAGAATTCTTATTTAAGAATAAAAGACCAGAAGACGAGGTTATAGTTCAGAAAGACAATGGAAATGCTACTGAAGAAGTATGGGATGTATGTGAGAGCTTTGAAACGAAACAAGCATCAGAATATAAACATATTTCAAAGTCATTAAACAAAAACTTTGCAGAATATAAAAACTACTTAAACAAACAATGTAGTGGTGATTGGATATTCCAAATAGATGCAGATGAGGTCCCAAATGAATACTTAATACAAGCACTTCCCTACATCCTAGAAGCAAATGATGATATTCAAGCTTATTGGGTACCAAGAGTAAACACAGTAGCCGGTATTACTGAAGCTCATGTTGCAAAGTGGGGTTGGCGATTAACTGAAGAAGGATGGGTAAACTTTCCTGATTGGCAGATGAGAATCTATAGAAATTCAGATAATATATATTGGATAAAGCCAGTACATGAACAATTAAAAGGTTATACTAAATTTGCTAATCTACCAGCAGAAGAAAAGTTTTGTTTATATCATCCAAAAGATATTGGAAGACAAGAGAAACAGAATGCATTTTATGAGACAATATAGTTATGGTAGATATATTAGTCTTTTCAAAAGATAGAGCTTTTCAACTGCATCTATTTTTAGATACCTTATTTAGTAAGGTTAGTAATATAGGTAATGTTTTCGTACAGTTTGGTTATTCTAACGAATTATTCCTTAATGGTTATAAAAAAATAAGCAATGAATGGCCAGACCAAAAGATACACTTCATAGATGAACAGAAATATGGCTTCTTAAATACCTTAAGATCTATAGCGGGTTCAGAACTGAAATCGGACTACCTTATGATTGAAACAGACGATTCTTTATTTATAAATGATTTAGATTTAAAATCTTGTTATAAAATATTAGAAGATAATTCTGATGTTGGTAGATATAATTACCAAATGAATTGGAAACTATTTACAGGATTAAGTGGTAAGCTAGACTACTTTAAAATAGATAAAGCTAATCATAAGTCTGATGATATACAAGACCTTTGTCTAGGCTATTCATTTAATGTCGGTGGATCTATAAGTAAAACTGCTGATTTAGTAGAATTATTAAAAACTTATGATATAAGTCATCCTATAGATTTAGAAATAAAAGGTAATGAATTCACAAATTATAAAAGCTACCCTTTTAATATACTGAATGGGAAAGAATGTTCGACTATGATGCACTTAAATAATATATTAGATCGGTATGAAGAAACATATTCTACAAAAAAATTGAACGACATTCTTATCAGTGGTGAAGTTATTGATACAAAAAATATAGATTTCTTATCATTAAAAAGAGATCTAAGTTGGTTTAATGGCCTAGATATAGGAAGATTTCCAATCTTTCCTTGGGAAATAGCACCGGTAGAACATGATAAAGTTTTAAGTATTAGAAGAAGGTTATGAAAAGAATAATGGTTACAGGAGGCACAGGTTTAGTAGGTTCTAGACTTGAAGCTGATATACATTTGAGTTCAAAAGATGCTAACTTAAAAAATTACTCTGAAGTAGAAAACCTTTTTAAGAAATTAAAACCTACTTCGGTAATACACTGTGCAGCTAGAGTTGGTGGTGTTGGTGGAAATATGAATGCAAGGGGTGAATTTTATTTCGATAACATAATGATTAATACAAATGTTTTAGAAGCATGTAGAATTTACAAAGTAGAAAAATTAGTTTCTTTTTTATCAACTTGTATATTCCCAGATAAAGTTCAATATCCACTAACAGAAAATAAGATACATTTGGGAGCACCTCATTGGTCTAACTATGGATATGCTTATGCAAAAAGAATGTTAGATGTACAGACTTCAGTTTATAGAGACCAGTATGATGTTAATTTTGTAAGTGTTGTACCTACTAATATATATGGTCCTGATGACAATTTCAATTTAGAAACTGGTCACGTAGTACCATCATTAATTCATAAGTGTTACTTAGCTAAAAAGAACAATACGAATTTTTGTGTGTGGGGTTCTGGAAAACCTCTTAGAGAATTTATTTATTCTGAAGATATTGCAGAACTAACCAAGTGGGCTTTATTACATTACAATGAACCAGAACCGATAATATTTTCAACATCCCAAGAAATATCTATTTCAGACTTAGTAGATTTAATTGTAAAAGCTATGGACTTTAAAGGTAAAGTAGTTTTTGATTCTACAAAACCCGAAGGACAATTCAGAAAACCAGCAGATAATTCAAAACTGATATCTTATCTGCCTAATTATAAATTTACACCTATTGAAATTGGCATACAAAAAACAGTAAATTGGTTCACAAAAAATTACGAAAAATCTAGAAAATAAGACGTATTATATTTTTTTATGTCGATAATTTTTATTATATTGATACTATGAATAAAACAGCATTAATAACAGGAATAAATGGTCAGGACGGAAGTTATCTGACTGAACTACTTTTGGATAAGGGTTATGAAGTTTGGGGAATTCTTAAAAGGAATTCTGTAGCAGAAAATCAAACTGCTAGAATACCAGATAAAACTTTTTCAAAAGTAAACTTAGAATATGCAGATATGTTAGATATGTCTTCATTGTGTAGAGTTTTACAATTATGTAAGCCTGATGAGATATATAACCTTGCAGCACAATCACACGTAAGAATTAGTTTCGATATGCCAATCTACACAACACATTCTATTGCTACAGGTACTTTAAATTTACTTGAAGCTATTAGGATAGCATGTCCAGAAGCTAAGATGTATCAAGCTAGTAGCTCGGAGATGTTTGGTAATAATATAGATAAGGATGGTTTTCAGAGGGAAACAACACCTCTTAATCCAGTTAGTCCGTATGGATGTGCAAAAGTATATGGTTATAATATATGTAGAAATTATAGAAATGCTTATGGAATGTTTATTTCAAATGGTATACTGTTTAACCATGAGTCTCCAAGAAGAGGAACTAATTTTGTAACGAATAAAGTAGTTAAAGAAGCAGTAAAAATAAAATTAGGTTTATCCAAAAAACTTTCACTTGGAAATCTAAATGCTAGTAGAGATTGGGGACATGCAAAAGATTATGTATATGCAATGTGGTTAATGCTACAGTCAGATACTCCTGACGACTATGTTTGCTCAACTGGGAAATCTCATACTGTTCAGGATCTAGTTAAGTATGTATTCCGTCGATTAGATTTGAATTGGAAAAACTATATTACTGTTGATGAAAAATACATGCGGTCAGAAGAATTAGAACATTTAAAGGGTGATTGTTCTAAGATTAGAAAAGAATTAGGCTGGGTTCATAAATATACGTTCGAAGAAATGCTAGACGAAATGTTAGACTACTGGTTCAATAATCAAAATAAATTATAGAGAAAATTAAAATGGGAATATTAAGTAATTTTTGGGAAAACTTTTACCATAAAAAAGTTCTAGATGGTGTATCTAGTCTTATAAAAATGCGACGAAAGAATGCAAAATGGAAAGCTGGTCAAGACTGGGTACAGTATTCAGGACCATTCTTTGATGAGAAAGAGTATAAAGCTGCAATAGAAAGTTTAATGTCTGAATGGCTTATATTTGGAAAGAAAGGTAGAGAGTTTGAACTTGAGTTTGCAGAAAAATTAGATAAAGAGTTCGGTGTGTTAACCAACTCAGGAAGCTCTGCTAATTTATTAATGGTAAGTTTGTTAAAATCTAAAAAAGCTGGCTTCGATGTAAAACCTGGAGACCAATTTATAACACCAGTAGTATGTTTTCCTACAACTATAAACCCTCTGATTCAAAATGGCTTCGAGCCTGTGTTTGTTGATGTGACTTTACCAAATTTACATATTGACCTAGACCAAGTAGAAGCTTTACTAAAGAAAGATAAAAAGAAAAAAATTAAAGGTATTATTTTTGCTCATGTTTTAGGAAACCCACCGGATATGGATAGATTAATGAAGTTAGTTAAAAAGTATAAGCTAATATTTTTAGAAGATTCTTGCGATGCTTTAGGTTCTACTTGGGATGGAAAATCTTTAGGTGGCTTTGGTGACGTTTCAACATGCTCATTTTTCCCAGCACATCACATGACAATGGGTGAAGGTGGTTTTGTTGGAGTTAATTCTGCAAAATTAAGAATGACTTTAGCAAGTATCAGAGATTGGGGAAGAGCTTGTTATTGTAATTCAAATAAACCTGGGTGTGTTATAGATGGTACTGCTTGTGGTCAAAGATTTAATAGTTGGTTTCCAAAACAAAAAGATATTACTTATGACCACAGATATGTTTTTGATGAGATAGGTTACAATTTAAAGCCTTTAGAACTTCAAGCTTGTATGGGCTTAGAACAACTTAAGAAATTAGATTATATGCACGACAGAAGGAAACATAATTTTAAGAGAGTACATGAAATATTTTCTAAATATGATGACTTATTTTACTTACCAACTGCATTAGATAAAGCTGATGTATCTTGGTTTGGGTTTCTTATAACTCTAAAAGATGATTTACCATTTAAGAAAAGTAAACTTATAAGTTATTTAGAAAATGCTAAAATACAAACTAGAAGTTACTTTACTGGTAATGCTTTGTTTCACCCAGCATATCAAGATTTAGCTAAAAAATATAAAAACCCTAGGACTAAATTTCCCGTAGCTACAAAATCTACAGTAGATACTTTCTTTATGGGTGTTTGGCCTGGTATGACTGATGAGCAGTTAGATTATGTAGAAGAAGTTGTTAATCAATTTTGCGAGAAAGAAATTACAACTCTTAAAAGAAGTAAGAGGCTTAAAAGAAAGAATTAAATGAAGAATATAGGAGCTTTAATATTTAATAACCATCCAGCTTTTGAAGAATTAGCTAAGAATGCTTATCATAGTTTTATAAAATGGCATCCAGATTTGGATTGTCACTTGATTACACCAGAAATTTATAGTCTTTACTATGCTAAATATGTACCTGGTTATCAAAAAACTATTGCTGCAGAATGCATAATGAGTGCACATAAATATGATAAACTAATAGTACTAGGAGCAGATACAATAACTACTGCTAGACTTGATGAGTTTATCGATTCAGACGAAGATATTGTTGGCTCTTTAGATTATCCTCAAGAACCTCATCCATTTGGGTATAGTAAAGACCAACACCCATATATGAATGCAGATGTAGTTTGTTATGG